TAACATTTATTTTACATTTTGTATTCTATAACATCCTCTACATTTCATGAGATTTTTACGTTGCTGTATCAGCCTTTCTTTTTGCTTCCTACTTGCATTTTTAAATTGTATAGCACATTCTTTACAAGTTATCTGCTCAACAAATTTTATTACTTCCATATTTAAATCACATCCCTTTTAGGGCATAATAAAACCCCGGGTTTATACCGAGGTTACGTATCAATGCATTATTTAATTTTACATTTTATCTATTTTAAGTATAACACCTAATATTTATTATTAAAAGATACAAATCCGTGCAAAATCCGTGCAGATTCTGTACATTTGTTCATAATTTGTTTACAGTTAAATACGTAACGCTATAAGCGTTACAATATAATTAAACACAGGAACTATTTCGCATTTTAAAATATAATAAATAAAGGGCCTTAAATTGGCCCTTATTTTTATGCGGATATCCTGTTAATTTTTTCAATTAGCGAATTTCTGTAATCTTTTAATGCCCGTATACCTTTGGCTATAGGAAATTTTTGGTTATAATAATATGTCACTTCTTCCCATGTCCATCCGTGGATATAAAATTTCTCAGCAATAAATTTTTCTCTCTCTGTAAGTCCGGATAAAAATATATCAACTTTGTTAACATCAACTTTTAATATATCAATTTCCTTTTGCAGCTGTCTTATTTTGCTATATATTTTGTCTGTATCAAAGTTATTTATATGTTCCATTTCTTTTTCGTAATTCAATGCTGCTTTTTCTGTACTGCTTTGATATTCTGATGTTCCGTTTCCTTTGGGTGTATCTGTTATAATATTCGGTTTTAATACTATACTTTCTATTGCTTCCTCTTTTGTTACTGTGTGCTTTGTGCCTTTATATTCAAGCATTTTTTTAAGACCTTCTATGTCTAATTCTAAAAATTTAATCCTGCTCTTTTTTTCGAGGTAGGTCCTTAACAAATTTTCTATTTCGCTCCTTTGTTCCATGGTTCCCCCTTTCTGGGGCGGAAGGCTCGCCCCTGATATATACAAAATATAGTTTATATTTTTGTTAGGAGGCTTTACTCCCTCCTTTTTGCTTTTTATTTATCAGTCCTTTGTGTATGCCTTCTTTACACAGGGTTTGATATTCGTTAAAATGGTAAATCATCTTCATCCGGTAATAATTCCGGCGGTACCTGATTTTGTGGTTCTAATGCATCCCCGGGCTGTTCACGTTTGCTATCGGCGAAATATGTTTCTTCACATACAACTTCTGTTACATAATGACGCTTACTTTCGTTGTCCTCCCAGGTTCTTGTTTGTATCCTGCCGACAACTGCGACTTGTTGCCCTTTATGATAATAATTGCTACAAAACTCAGCTATCTTACCCCATGCGATGCAGTTAATAAAGTCTGCCTGTTGCTGTCCGTCTTGCTTATATCGCCTATTAACTGCAAGTGTAAATGTACATACTGGTGTGTTGTTTGTTGTTGTATATCTAAGTTCTGGTTCTTTGGTTAATCGACCCATTAAGATAACTTTATTGAGCATTTTGTGATACCTCCCAATTCCAAAGTCCCTGTTTACCTTTAACAGACACAGGTTTTTCTAGTGGTGTAATATCTGACAATAACCATGCATATCGTCCATCTGTATAATCACCACATGCCTTTTCTATTGTATTTAATCTGTCCCTTATATTCTCAGTTCTCACGGTACTAATAAGTTTACATTTTGCTATTATTGCTCCTACAGGCATATTGTTATAATCTCCGTACATACTTTTAATTGTATGCATTATTACCAATCGTTGAGTTTCATTTAAATCTTGAAATAAATTATCAAAAGGTATTATCTTTTTTGATGCATGTATAACAAGCTCTCCACGATATGATATATTCCATGTCCTAGTTTCAATTGTTTTAAACCTTAATGCTATAAGGCTTGCATACGGTTGCCATAATGTTATTGCTTTCATGATTGTCCCTCCAATCTTAAAGTTTTCTCTTTGCTTATTAGTTTCATTCTTTACCATCTTCCTTTCCCATGATTGTACAACGTACAATCCCTTGATTATATTCCTCTCGGGTAAAAAGCCGTTCAAACAGATGTGGGTCAGTTCTGTCAAAACCATCAGGGTCAAGAATGTTTATACCATCCATTGCCGCCCATTCGTTCAGTGTTCGCTTTTCTTCACCTTCCAGCGCTTTTTCTGCTTCTTCACAAGTGAGAAATACGGTTTTACCAAACTCACAAAATCCATACTGTGATCTCGCAAATAATGACATTATCCCATTTTTATTCCACAATTCAAATGAGATTACTTTATCTTGCTTAATATAGGGCTTATCAACCGAATCAACAATTACATATACTGTATCTCCTACCTTACATGGTAGTATTATAAGCCGTCCTTCTATTTTTGCTTTCACCAGCTCTTGTATTTCCTCTGGCGGCAATCCGCTGTCTTCATATGCTGCAAGATGGTCCGCAACAAATCCTGTAAACATTTGCTCCCCATTAATATAGCTAACATTTAACGGTATTTTGGTATATGCCATTCCGTCTGAAACCCTTCGAGTTAATCTTTCATACATCTTTCTTCAACCTCCTTCAATAGTTCGGGATTCTCATAGATTGAAATTCTAGGTATTTTCTGGTTATTTAGTTCTAATATTGCTTTAGCCATACTGTTCAACCTCCTCATTCTCAGGTATACCTTCCTCTTTCAAAATCGTTATTTTGCCGTTCTCTTCGTAACATGAGTGGTCATATGCGAAATATCCTTCCTTGCGCATCTCATGGTTTGCTGTATTCGGTATCCATCTTCTGCATGTATAGCAAAACAAAGAATATGGACCGCCTTCACGTGGACGGACTTTGGAATAGTTTATCATTCTTCCTCTACCTCACTTTCTTTTAATAATTTCCCAAGCTCACAATCTGCATCATGTCCATATGTTTTACTACTGCCGCACATCGGACAACATGATTGCATTTCATCAACATATGACCATTCAAGTTTTTTGAGTATTTCTCTATACGCAAGTGCTTCTTTTGCTAATATTTGCACACAATCTTCTAATAATTGACCTATACTATTAAAACTACAATGTTGGCAGCCTGCGTATTCACATTTCGCAGCATCTTCTAATTGTTTTATCGTTAACATCCAACCACCTCCACTTCTCGGCAGATTAACTCATTTTTCGTTACAGTCTGACGTATGTTTGGGTTTTTCATGGATACTATTACAAAATAATTACTGTATTTTTCTTTGACCCTGCCTGTTTTGAGCTTTAATATTTTACTATCCTCAACGTGCTTTTTATTGCCTTTATGCTTTTTGTATTTTAAGTTAATAATCTGTCCTGATTGTATATTGTTAAATATTGCATCTGCTTGATTTATAGCCTTAATCATGTTTTTTAATTTTGCGCTTTGGTCTTTTGCTGTGTGTAATACCTCATATGGTCGTTTATTTGGATGACGGTCAGTTTGCCCGTTTAGTAATCTATATAATGTGTTATCGCTTATGTTAAACTGTTTACATATATCCTTTGTTTTTACGCCGCTTTTGTAAGCTTCTATTACTTGCTGTTCCTGCTCTTTTGTTAATTTTTTCGGTTTACCCATATTCCCACCCCTTAAAAAATAATTATCGTAAATATCAGGGCCATCCACATGAGCCATTTGATTATGTCCGGGTCCACTTTATGCATTTTGTTTGTCCAGTTAATATATGTCAACGCTCCGGCTAAACCCATGCAGATAAATATTGTAATGCTCATTAATAAGCTAATTATTGTTATCATCATCGACTCCCCTTTCAATCTGTTTCCCAGAGTAAAACTCCTGATATATTTGCATCCAATCTTCAAGCTCCATTGTTACCAACCACTTCTTTCCGTTCCGGCGGTGAAATACTGCCGGAAGCCTATCACCTTTGCAGTCTCTTATTGCTTGTTCCATTGCATCGTCTATGTTTAATCGTTCTACTCTTTTGCACTCGATGTGTATATACGGTAGTCCGACTATATCTGCGCTTTCTTCCGTACCTCCACAATATTGCTGTGTCCGTCGAGTTTCAAAACCATATTCTCGGAGTATTTTGGCAAGCTCTCTTTCTCCGGCAGCTCCTTTACGTTTGGAATTTATACTCATATAATCATCCCTTTATTTGCTTTTATTTTCGTTTTTGCAAGCATTTTATTTTTGAGTAATGTAATTACATATCTGAGTTGTTATGTTGATAAATTTGGCGCATTTTGCCTTGATTTGGCAGGTGTGAAGGCTACCCCTTACCTGTCCCATGCAATATTTTTATTTTTACTCTGTGCCTTCTACAGAGTTTGTAAATAACATTCTGTTAGCTGTTTTCATAATCAATTGTTTTGTTGATTCCGGCAACATGGATATTTCTTTTTCCCGGGTTGTTATTACTTTATAGCTCCGCATGAAGTTTGATTGTATTACACTGTTAACCGTTTCACTATCCATCAACGCCCACTCTCGTAAGGCGTTTGGACTACCGACAAGTTTCTGTAATACCGGCGGTAGGTTTGCAAAGTTTTCATCTGCATTGTAGTAACTAATTGCTGATTTAACTTTCTGCCATGCTTCCATCTCCGTCATTTCCTGCGGTTGGGTTATCATGGCGATTCTTTCTTTTACGTCTGCTATCGTTGGAGGATATTTCAGCGTGCATATCATGGCCTTTATCGCCTCAGTAACTAACTGGACTGGCTCATCCGAAAACATAGTAGCCCACAGGTTTACTGCTGCGTTTAATTCTTCTTTGCTCAAATCCTTATAAAATGACGGATATGCTGTTTTTAACATTGCCATGATTGCAAGCGCTTCTTGCCTTGTCATAACAACCCTTCCTCCTTTGCAAGCTCTAAGAATGGATTGCCTGATTTATAGCTGTTTACAGCAGGTGCGCTCCTAATACGCTCAATATAGCGCTGTTTATGAGCTACAAGAGTATCCCACTTTTCTCGCAACTTGCCAGGTGAGAGAATATTGGCTTTCCAAAACTGATCACGATGCGACCAGTCTATGAGCTCCCTGATTTCATCAGGGCTTCGGCAATCTATACGCATCATCAGGTCAATATCATAGGCCCATCGTCGCAAACCTTCTGGCGTTGGCTTTGGTACTTTAGCCTTTGGCAGGTTACTCAAGATACATTGTCGCATAAACATGGCAAGCTTATACTGCTCTGTAGCTTCATCAAAAAGCGGTATTTGCCTTGTTTTTTTAGGTTTTTCTAGTTCTTTTATTTTTTCATCAGGTTGTTCTTGCGGCGCGTCCGGGCCCGGAGGGTTCGGACTATCTTCTTCTCCTGATCCTGTTCCTGATCCTGTTCCTGATCCTGTTCCTGATCCTGTTCCTGGTTTAGTATAGGGTTTCGAAAGGGTTTCGGAAGGGTTCTCGGAGGGTATGTCAAACCCTTTAAGTATGCTTTCTATGTATTTGCAGTATTCTTTTACGCAGTCTACAAAGGGTTTAAACAATTTACTTTTAGGTATCTCGGCTAATTGTTTATTCAAACCTTTAGCCTGGTTTTCATTCTCAATAGGGTTGTAACAGAACCATTTTTTTATAAGAACTACTTGAGCATCCTTATCATATACTGCCATACCTCTATCGTCTAATTCCTCAAAGGCTTTGATAACTCTTTTCTCATCAAGACCTACATCAAAACAAAGGTAGGGTAATGGCAGATAATAAAACCCGCCCATATTACGATGCGGAGAGGTAAGCAGGTACAAAAAGAGCATCTTACCTTCTTCCGACAACATTCTAAAGTCTTTCGAGTGCCAAATCTTTACAAACACTTTTGAATATCTTGATTCTTGAGCCATTTCGACCCCTCCACCTTCACAAAAAACAACTTATCTTTTATAATATCCTCCGGCCAAAAGGCCTCTCTAAACTTCCCTGACCGCCCCTGGAACTCCAGCACTATATACCGTCCTTCAGGGTGCCGGTATACTTCTTTTCCTTCGCGTACTTTCGCTCTGCCTATGTGTGCCCGACTCTTATCACTGTGCTGGAATTTCACTTTGTGCGTCATGGCTCTTTGACCTTCACACATTCCGGGCAAAAATGCTTCCATTCTCCGTCAACCAATCTTTTCTTCCAGCCTTCCTCGTTCATAAAATCTATTACCTCTGCCCAGCTATCGCATACCTGACCTTCCCCACAATTATCACAAATCGCCATCCGTTCTTTTTTGTAAATTTTTTCTATCATCTCTATCACTCCTTTAATTCACACTTTTTTGGCGGGTATTCAGGCAAGAGAAACTTGTCCTCTATTTTACAAAAAGGCGTTTCTTTGTCTATCCAGAACAGATGCTTGCAGTTTTTACACAGAGGCGTATTTTTTGACCTCTCCCGTGACTCCAAAACCTTTTCAAGTAGTGTCATTTTCACCCCTCACTTTCCTCCGGCTCTAACTTATCCATCTTTTCTAACTTCACTTTCCTCGACCTCGCTTTACTTGTTCTGCTCTTTACAGCTTTTTACACACTTCCCGCACAAAACAACTCTATGCTTCAAGCAAAAATTGGGATAGCGTTATCAGCATGCATTTTTGTCATTCCCTTCTTTAATGGGCTCCCTTATCGGCATGACTAACGCCTCAAAACCGTCTGTATCAAACCGCACTGCATCATGCTGACCCCTAATCGTTATATTGATGTTCTGGCCTTCTGGGATTAGATCGAGAATATCATCTAAATAACTCTTATTTATGACAACGCGTTCATTGAGTACGACTCTGCGTTCATAGAGTACGACTCTAGGTTCAACAAATTCGCTCTCTTTTTCCCAAATAGGTATGTCTGCTTTTGTCGTAATAAGCTTTTCACCATTCCTAGCTTCATCAAAGAGTCTCTGAGCCGTCCCGTTTTCAAATACATCGGCACAATCCATGAGTGTGCAATTTGTGTTTTTACGAGTGTACAGTTTGTTTTCATGGCCATCCCATAACACATATTTGCCAACAAATTCACTAGGGACATCCATGTAGAGTTTAATTATCCTTTTTGTGTCAGATGCCATGAGCGCATCATTACCGCAGTAAACAAAGTAGAATTTATAATTTTTTTCCTCTGGATCAGGCACAAAACGCCAAACCTTTTTTACACCTTCTAAAAACTCAGCTGGGATATTCGTTGTAACTTCATCTTTGGGTATTTCACTTATAAAATTCCTGATATTTTCTTGGCGGAGTTTTTCTACCATTTCCGGAGTTGCCGGCATGAAGTAGTCTTCATAAAACGGATTGTGGATACATTCCATGCAGACGGTATCATCTTTATAATAAGCACATTTTACGCAATCAACTTCGTAGTAGCTCATTTTTCTCACCTCCGATCTAAAGTTCCCTCGTTTTCCCATACATGCAGTAGTTCAGTGGTTCTTTTAACCATTTAACTTTTCGGCACCATATTTCTCCGTATGAATTCTCACCAGGAACTCTATACGAGCAGTCTTTACACCTTACGACCTCTATCAGCCTACCTTCTGCTTTGGCTTTGGCAAGTTCAGATAATTCTTTTTCTATAGGCGTAACCTCTACATCCCAACAAGCATCACGCAAATCTTCTTCCATGCACACAATGACAGTCTCTAAGTCGCTTTCGTCGTCATCGAA